ATAGCATCTAATAAACCCCCATTGTGTGATTCCTTTACCGGTACCATCATTTAACGGTCCGTTTTCATGTGTCCATGGTAACCAGGCTAATGCTTGTGCGGCTGCACTAGTAGGATCTCCTGTATTAGCAGCTTCTTTGAGATATGTTACGGGTTTTACTCCGGGTACGGGTACAGTGCTAGATTCATAATTTCCCCAAGTAAAAGTATTTGCCGGACTATTTCCTAAGGCAGGTATTACATTTTCGCCGATAGTTATGAGATCATCATAAACTGAACCGCTTACTTTCACTCCACTATTGAATGTTCCGTTATTATACGCATCATTAATGGCATATGTTAGCAATCTCAATACCGTTTGATTTACTAATTTGCCGGGTTCGTAGTTAGCATAATACTTACTACGGCCCATATAACTTTCGGCAACAGGATTTATATTAAGTCCCTCATCCTGTAACAAGGTGCTTAAAGCATTAACGCCTAGTGGGCTTTGTTTTCCTGAATTAGCCATTAGTATCCTTAAGGTACAAACACATCAGGACTACCTTCTACTATCTTGTGTCCGCATGTATTTCCAGAACCTACTCTCAATACAGGGTCGCCCTCACAAAAAACTGTGGGGCTACCTTCTGTGGTTTTTGCAGCTTTATGGGGAGGATGGGGTCTGCCAAAAGGGGAGTGCGGAGTGATCAAACTAACATGCAGGCCCACTTGTATGCCGTTAGCAAACACTGTGCCGGCACCACGAACAATCTGCCCGCCTGTTGTATTTTTGTCACCCTTTCTGCTTAAATTTGGCATGTCACCCCATTACAATTTTTTTATCAGGAACTTTTATTCCTGTTGTTACTTCTAGATACTTAACTTTAACACTATCATCTGTTTCGCCCATGAGTGCAATACTATTAGTATTTAGCTTGATTTCACCCTTAGGATTTGCAGTGAACATGCTAGGAACTAGCCCCATTCCTTGAGGGCCGGGTGCGATTGATACAGGTTCTTGAATAACCACATAGGTATCAGTGATAGATAAAACTTTTGATACCAATTCTTCACCTGAATTTAATTTGAATGTGTAAACCTGATTTTCTTTGATAGTGTTTTTCATTTATTTCCTTAGTTAAATTATGCTGCTTTTGATAAAAGTTGTTTTAATTCAGTAAATCCACCCACATAACTCTCATCTAAAAATATTTGTGGTACGGTTCGTGCAGTAGGGACAGCCTCAAGCAATTCTTCTTTAGACCATCCGTCTCCTATTTTTCTTTCTTCGAACTCTATTCCCTTTGATTCTAAAAGTGATCTTGCTTGATCACAGTAAGAACAATTATACTTACTCCACATGATTGCTTTCATAGATTTTCTCCTTATAATTGTGGTAATTCTTCATATTCTATACTATCACTCATCACACCGATAACATAATTGGTACTTTCATTTTCCTGCAATGCAGTCTGCTTCTTACTTGTATCACTATGCTTATTGAACCATGGAATAGGTGTTGTCTTTGGTGCAGGATTCCAATACTTAATTCCAATATCTTTCAACGCATTATTTGCCGTATAGTCTACAAAGTCTTTGAGAATGTTAGCATTCAACCCGATAACAGGACCTTTCTTGAACAAATATTCTGCCCAAGCTTTTTCTTCTTGAATCACATCCCTATAAATCTGCAAGACTTCTTCCTGACACTCTTGTGCTGCTTTTGCAAAGCGAGGATCTTCCTTGACCACTTGATTGATCAAGAACGCTGTCCAACCTTTGTGTAAGAGTTCGTCTTGTAAAATTAAACTAATGATGTTGCCGTTGCCAATAAAGATTTTGTTCTCTACCATTGCTAGACTTGTAGCAAAGCTAACCATAAAGCGGAATGCTTCTAGGGCATAACTGGCGTGTAAGGCTAGATAGATAGCTTTGATATGATCTTCTTCTGCAATGTATCCGTCTAGTTCCTTAGCACAATTTAGTTTATGTAAATCATCATAATAACGACCAACACTACTTGCCATGTCAACAATTTCTTTAGTGTCATGGATAGTGTTGAAGACATCCTTGGGCACATTATAGATGTTGCGGATAATATGACTGTAACTGCGACTGTGGATATTAGTTTCAAAGAATGTCCAATTATAAACCAGAGATTCTAATTCAGGCAAACTGACCACAGGTGTAAAAATTTGACTAGGTCCACGACCTTGTAAACTATCTAATGCTGTCTGTCGCAACAAGTTGCTTGTAAAGATATGCTTTACCGCATCACTAGCATTTTTGAAATCCTGTGCATCTTTAGTCAAACTGATCTCTTCAGGAACCCAGAAAAATCCCCTTGCAGTCTTTTCAAAGTCTGCGATCTTGTTGTACTTCACTTCCTCAAATCGTTGAATAGTTACAGGGCCCTGAGGATCTAGAAACATCTTGCGATTTAAATAGTCTGTTTTTGTTGATAAGTTATATTGTTGTTTGCTCATTGTCTATTCCTCAAAGTTTACAAGATTCACAGTCAGCGTCTTCTAATTCTTCGGCTGGTAAATCTACCAATTCTTCTTCTAATTTTGAACCTTGCTTATTGATCAAGCTATAGTAAAAAGTTTTCAAACCCCACATATGTGCTTGCATGAGATTTTTAGCGATCAATGTTGTAGGCACTTTTCTTTCAGGAAAATGTGCAGGATTATAGAAAGTATTCGTGCTGATACTTTGATCAACATATGCCGCTAATACTGCCGCGGTCTTTAGATACCCTGCACAATCTTTTTGTTCCCACATCAATTGATACTTGTTCTTTAATTTATGATATTCAGGTACTACTTGGGTGAACGATCCTGCTTTGCTCTCTTTAGTGCTGATCAATGACATGGGCAACTCGATTCCATTTGTAGAATTAATCACGACGGAACTTGATTCTACGGGGGCGATTGCCATCAATGTAGCATTGCGAACTCCATATTGTTTCATATTCTCACGCAAGGGTTCCCAATCTAATTCAGGGGTAAAGTTTGCCAATTCGTTAGCACCTTTAGCCCTTCTTTCCCAGGGAAAGATTCCTTTACCGTAATATGTTTTATCACTATCTAAACACTTGCCACGCTCTTTAGCAAGTTCAACTGTAGCTTCCGTGAGATAATATGCTTGATGCTCCATCCATGTTTTAACTTCTTGTAATGCATCACTTTCTCCATACTTAAAGCCTCGCTTTGCATGCCAGTATGCTAGATTAGTAACGCCTATACCTAAGGGAGAAATTTCATCGTTGCTCAACTTGCTCTGAATGCTCAGAAAATCCTGATAATCAAGTATGTTACACAAGCTACGATGGAGTATGCGGCAAGCTCTGCGCATGTCTTCTGGATTTCTGAAAGAGCCCCAGTTGATCGATCCAAGAGTACATAAAGCAATACGGCCATTAGGATCATCAAGACGCTTAAAGGGAGTAGTAGGTAAAAGTATTTCGCAACAAAGGTTTGACTGGTAAATAGTGTGGTATTCTGCATCGAATGGTCCTTGATTCATCACATTGTCGATGAACACAAGATAGATGCGACCCGTGTCCGTTCTTTCTTTAAGAATTCCACCTTTGAATACCTCTTCAGCACTCATAGTTTTCTTGCGCAATCCTGTTTGCTTTTCGTACTTTACATAAAGTTCCTCGAACAGGGCTATGTCTTTATAGAATGCTTCATAAAGATCAGGTACTTCATTAGGATCAAAGAAAGTGATGTTTTCTTTGTTTTTAAATCTACGCCAGAAGAATGCAGATAACACTACACCGTAGTCCATATGACGCACACGGGTTTCTTCTGTGCCTTGATTGTTTTTAAGTACAATGAGATCATCAAACTGATGATGCCAGATAGGATAGAACACAGTAGCACTAGCATTGCGAATACCACCTTGGCTACAACTTCTGAGATCTCCAAACCATTTCTTTAAGAATGGAATCATACCGGTGTGCATAATCTCGCCACCGCGAATAGGACTGCCTAGTGGGCGTAGACGACCAATCTCTAAACCAATGCCGGCGCGTTTGCTGGCATATTTAGCCATCATTTCGCCTGAAGCAAAAATGGAGTCAAGATCATCATCGCTACGAATGAGAACACAACTACTGAACTGCTTAGTGGGAGTTCCAAGCCCAGCAAGAACAGGAGTAGCGAGAGTAAATAGACCGTCTGAAGCCGCATTGTAGTATTCCTTTATATAACGCATTCTTGCTGACAGTGGTTCTTCTTTATGAAAAACAGTGGCGGCAGCAATGATATATCTTACCTGAGGAGTCTCAAAAGTTTCTTTTGTGGCTCTGTTCTTTACAAGATATTTCTCAATTAATTGTTCGATGGCAGCATAGCTATATGATTCATCTTTAGAATGGTCAATGATATCATCCATTTTATTCCATTCTTCTTCACTATACCATTCAAGTAATTCTGGTGTGTATAGCCCAATATCTACATTTTTCTTTACAATCTCATATAATCTAGGTGGTTGATATCCACCATAAACATCTTTGCGTAACATGCTCACACGCTGTTTGCCTGCTACATATTGATAATTAGTGTGACCAACATCAGGGTTAGATTCTACATCGATCAAATCCACGACTGCTCTCAATGTGATTTCATCAATTTCTCTTGTCGTTATGCCGTCATAGAAATGGGGCTGTGCCTTAATTTCTATCATCGACTGGCTTACATCTGCTATACCCTGACATATTTTTGCTATCTGTGCTTGCCATTTTTCTAAGGTTAGTGGCTCACTCCTACCCGATCTTTTGGTTACATTAATTATCATAGCTTACCTATTGTTTTAATTATTTCAGAAATGTCTATTTTGCTTTTTACTGTAAAATTTTGTAGTGAGATATTTAATACCATATCGGGCCAGTAATTCAGTATATATTTTGCGTCATTGACCAGGACTAATACCACATCTACTGCATTATCGTCGGTTGCTTCAACTAATTCAACATTTTTGGTACCCGTGAATAAAAGGGTATAGATCATGCCCAATGCTCTAGCGTATGGACAATATAAATTTTCATATATGAGATCCCATGGTCCGGGCCATTGATCGACAAAATCGGGGTGTAGGTAATGATTTTGTATGGGAACTTGTTGCCAAAATTTATCTATAGCAACACATTGATCTTCTAAAGATTGATTTTTTATTTGATTTCTTAAATCTGACCAATTTAAGAGGCGAGTTTCGTAATCTAATTGAAATATGTTCATCACATGTACTTATCAGTTATAAAAATAACAGAAAAATACAA